GCATAACCGTTACCACTCTTATCTACCTCTGGTTTCCAGAGTCTTTCATCTGGACCACGCCCCTGAGGCTTGGACATGTTTTCAATCTGTTGTGTAAGCTTAGCAAACTTACCAGACTTGCTCTTTAAAGATGCGAATGACATTAGTATTTGTCTCCGAAGTTGTATTGTGATATTGCTACTGGATTATAGTAGCATACTATTTAGGCGGTGTCAACACCCTGTTCTCTGAGATCCTTTCTCCATCCTCTTAGCTTCTCTTCCATGTGATCCAGTATCATAGTTAGATTCATACCACCACTAAATTGACCTGACATCACTTCGATCCTCTCTTTGATTGCTTTTGCTGAGTCATCATCTTGTAACTCATTTGCTGCTAGTTGTAGTCTAGCATAGAATACTTTTTGTTTAGCAACCAACTCTAGTGTCTTCTCGATATGATCTAGTCTCTCTTTAGGTGAGAAGTCTGCTAGTCCTGAAGACATCTTCAGTAGTTCAGTGTAGCACTCTTGGATTTGCTCCAACTCCTTTTGTACTACTTGTGATTTGAAAAAGTCATCAGTCATAGGTTTAATACCCCTCTACTTGTACGTTTCATATAATTTAATTGCTGTGCATCCCACTTGATCTTATCCTTTAATGGTTTAGATATCAATTTGTTTACTGTTTCGACTTCTATGTCAAACTCTTCACATACAGATGCTACTGCTTCTATGTAATTTATAAGACCATTACTATCTTTCACTCTTTGCTCTACTAGAGAAGTAAACTTCCCTTGAGTCATAAATTTCTCTTCAATTTCCTTCATTGATCTCCTCATGATATATGTTTATCCAATCGACAAGGGTATCCATGTAAGGATTCTTATCATATCTCTGCTCTACTTGCATGGTACCATCTTCAGCAACAGATAGAGTGACAAGTTTGTCTACTTCTATACCTGTTAACTCATAGTACATGTAAGCATACGCTGCTTCTTGCACAAAGAATTTCTCTAGGTGCTCCACCTTCTTGAGATTCTTGGTGGTCTTGAAGTCTATAATAGCAAGCTCGTTATCAAACTCAGCAATACAATCAACACGCCCAGCAATCCGTAGAGTGCGAGAGTAAAGAGGGGCTTCAATAGCATGAATATTGTCAATACGATCAAGAGTCTCACGAGCAGACCTAAAAAGGTACGTGGGAAGACCCTCGCTCTTCTCAACTTCTTCCAATTCATTTTTAAGATAGTGCTCCACTAAGTTATGGTACTGAGTGCCTCGCCATGCAGCAGCACGTCGTACCTTTTCTGCTTCAGCAAAACCTACACGGTTCTGCCACTCTAGTATACCATGTTTTGACTGATGTCCAACCACAGTTGTAACACTAGGCATCCAAAGGTCATCAATCTTATAAAAGCGACCATGATCTAACGTCCTACTCGTAACCTCCTTAAGAGGTTTAGCAGGACCAACATAATTAAACATTAATCAAATCCCATTTCAATTTTAGTGATGAGGTATTCCCTTATGAAACCAGACCTCACGATGTCATTGATACCAAACTCTACACATTCAAATGATGGCATAGCTTGTACAATCTTCATGAAATCTAGCACACCAGACCTCTCGTTTGATTTAGTAAGGTCTGACTGTGAGTAATCACCTGAGAATATGATCCTGCTATCCTCTCCAACACGAGTGACAATACTGTCTAGCTCATGGAAGTTTAGATTAGAGAACTCATCCACTATTATAATGGACTTGTCAAGGGTTACACCACGCAAGAATGATGTGGACCAGAAATCTATTGTCTCTTGTCCTCTTAGGTTATCATATAGTACTTTAAATGATGCTTCATCAGGCATATGGAACATGTATTGTACCATATTTCTGTATGGTATTTGATACAAGTCACTCTTATCCTCATGATCTCCTGGTAGGAATCCAATCTCCCTTGTAGGGACTAGAGACCTTACCATGTATACCTTTTCATAAGGTGTCTCTGGATTCAATACTGATTGGAGTGCGAGATACAAACTAATGAATGTCTTACCAGTACCAGCAGCACCATGCAACACCAAATGTTTACCCTCTTTGTAGGCATCAAATGCTGTTGTTTGGTTATCTGTTAGTGGATCTATAGTCTTGAGGTGATCAAGATTTATAGGTGGTTTCCTCTTCATTCGTCTGTTGGTCCCGTTACCGTTACCATTTCCGTTGCCGTTCTTTTTCTTACGTGCTGGCATGTTTAAGTATACCTCGATAGGTTCGCACCTGGGTGCTTCTCTTGGACTTTAGACATCACTTCTTTGAAACCGTCTGATTGCTTAGGCATTCCGTAGGTTATACCTCCAGTACCTGCTGACCAGTCCTTGTCCCAATCGGGATTGTCCTTTCTCCATTCATCATATTTTAGCATACTCATGGAGAGTTCTTTCTTCTCCCCTGTATTCTTATTTATTACTGGGTATGTTGGCATTAGTCTATTCGTAAACAAGGTTGAGTGTCACCCCAATCATTATCATAACGACAATCACAGTCGTCTACATCAGGACACCATCCTAATGCTTTAGATGTGATGGGGAAGTTACAGATGAAGTGGTCACGACATAGGTTTGCTATGTCCATGTGCTCCTTCTGTGTGCCATTGGCAGTGCGTAGTTGTATATAGTGCATCCAACTCCTTACAGAACCAGACATATAGATACGAGTACTAGTAGCCAAGGGGAGCACAAATCTCGCACACTCTTTTGCAACCCCGCTAGAAAGTAAGTCATTGTAGAGGGCTTGTCCTTCATCAAAGTACTGTTTAATTCGGCCTTGTAAAAAGGCTCGCTCGGTTTCTGGGATGTCATCTATACTATTCTGTCGATTCTTGGTGTCTTGTCTCCTCAACTCAGGTATCACTGGTGGGTCAAGAAGGTTAGTGTCAGCATATCTCTGACTAAACTCTTGGAATGTGAAGCTACGATGCCTTAGTATCTGTGCTGCAATACCACGAGTAGTTTCTATCTGCAAGGTCATGTGTGCTTGCTCAAAGATAGACCAGTGTCCATGCTTGATACAATACTTTAACAACCCCTCTACTTTAGGGTTGTCTTGATTGTTTGGATTGGATACTCTTGCGATGTATCCTATAGTTTTTTCAGCGTCAGGTGTTACCGTGACGAGACATACTTTAGTCATTCCAGTGTCTGATTACTCCGCTAACAATAAAAAAATTAGTGACGAAATAAGTAAGAAAGATAAAAGATCGAACAAGGACAATAAGATTATCATACCTCTTCGTCTTCTCATCAGAGAAGCTACCCAACGCATACTTCCATACTCTCCATAACTTAGTCATTCTTCTTCAAAAGAATACGAGACACTACATAGAGTCCCATTGCTGACCAGTAACCTATGGTTGCCAGTCCAAATATACCTGGTATACATGCATTCCATACTAGCATAAGAATCAGAGGTGATCCGAATAGGTTAGCAGTTGCTGTCACTACTTGCTTACCAAGCTCCTGATTCTTTTCATCCTCAGTCATTTCCTCGACAGGTTTAGATGCCTTACGAGGGTCAAAATATACTGTCATTATATTATATCCTCCAACTTAAAGAGTGAGACAAACTCTATCTTATTATGATCCCAGATCTCATGGTCATCCATACGATCTACTATAGCAACTACTCTATTAACTGTGTAACCTGCACCACGTAAGACATTGACTGCCTTCATAGCACTGCCACCTGTAGTAGTAACATCCTCTAGGACTGTCACGACTGATCCTTGAGGTGGTTTTGGTCCTTCAATGACTTCCTTTGTACCATATCCTTTAGGATTCTTTCTAACTATCAGAGCATCGATGTGTCCTCCTCTATAGAATGCCCTCTGTGCAACACCAACAACTAATGGGTCACCACCTAGGGTAAGACCACCAACTGCTACTGACTTAGGATCTAACTTCTTTACCATCAACGTTGATAGGAGTGCGTTACCTTCACATGATAATGTTACAGGTTTACAATTAACATAATGCTCTGACTCCTTGCCAGATGATAATGTATATTGACCCTTCTTATATGCTCTCTCCTTTAATAGTTTAAGCAGTGTTGCTTTGTGTATACTATCTGTCATTTCTTTTTCTTAGGCTTAGGTTTAAGTGGAGATAAAGGATTGTTAAAGGTTGATGGTTGTCTAGTGCCTTTAGTCCATGACATCTTCTGCATTACATCACCAAACATATCATAGTAGGTGTCGAAGATACCAACAGCTTCACCCATCACTATGTCAAACCAAGTGTCCTCTCCTTTCTTTAACTCTAGCAGATATGCATTGGTTGGCAACGTCTTATCATCGGCAGCATCAGGTGTGCAACCAGTCTTTATAATAGTACACCCCATACCAGCTTCGTTAATGGTAACGATCTGGTCTTCGGTTAACTTCATCTACCTCTTCCACCCCATTCGATAGAAGGGAATGCTTCTTGTACTGCTGCCTTAGTGATTCTATATCTCTTATGCAACGTCTTGTTAATTGCTTTTATTAACACCTCTGCTTCAGTCTCGTGAAGACCTTCAAGCAGTTGGATAAACATACTCTCTACCTTCAGTGGTTTCAAGTTGTCATCACCACCCCTAAAGAATCGATAGAGTTTCTTAGACTCCTTCTCTAGTAGTGTGTGCTCTGTGCCTTTA